GCCCAATCGTGGGCTCCTCGTAGGACTGTTTCCGTCCTATCCAATTTTGGTACCCGTTACGTTAGCAGGCCGTACTGAGAGAGAAATAATGGCTAGAGTCCGAACATATCAGAAAGCCCCCATCTACGGTACCGGATCGTTTTCCGGTGCTCCGGTGGAGGTTACTGAATATCGGGCCCGTGGCCGTTGCGAAGATACCATAGGCAACCCACATGGGGATAATACCCTTGTGCTGTATCACATCAGGACCAGCGGAAGTATGTTGGTGCGCGAAGTAGGAGGTCTGGTCTCGAAAGAGCCAGGATTACCCACCGCTTGGCACGCCTACACAGCTACTACTGGTTGGATCCCGAGTGAAACCACTGGAACGCTCACGAATCGTGTGCTGGCCAGTACTGGACCACTCACGCCTAAGGTTAACCTCCCTTTGTTCTTGTATGAACTAAAGGATGTGCCCCGCATGATTCGTCATGCAGGGAACTTGCTTCATGGGATACGGAGACCTTCGGGTCTCAATCCCCTAAAGGAACTCGCCGCTGGGAACTTAGCCTACAAGTTTGGCTGGGAACCCTTAATCGGCGATTTAGGTAAGCTACTCGGATTTGCTGACTACGCGCGCAAGCGCCAGCAGCAACTAAGAGAAGCTCACACGAAGCGAGGCCTTCGACGCAAGGTAAGTCTCGGTGAGTTAACCGCCCCAGCTCCAATCAGCAGTCTAGTGATATGGAGCATCTACGGGACGACACTCAACCCAAAGGTAAGCGGGATGACCACCTCGAAAAGGTGGGCTACCGTCCGATGGGTAGTACGAGATCAGACACAGATTGGCAAGTATCCGACTTTCAATGAGTCGATGCGGACGGTCCTTGGACTAAATAAGGGCCATCTGCCGATCCAGATCTGGAAAGCTATACCGTGGACGTGGCTGGAGGATTGGTTTACAGACATCAGTAATGTCTTGACCATAAACTACAACTCCATCTACTATAAGCCTTCCAGGCTTTGTATCATGGTAAACGCTACTGCCACTCTCTCTCATCCCCACATCCCGAACGTTGGTGGTAACCCACGGAATTACTGTACCGCGGGCACCTTCGAACAGGAGTGGAAAACACGGAGCGTGAACAACGCTCCTACTGCAAACGTAAGCTTGCGGTTGCCCTTCATGGACAACTACAAACTGTCAGTCCTGGGAAGTCTAGCCACACTAAAGGCTTTAAGATAGCCCCGGTGGTGACAACAACCTAGGAGAACGCTATGTTTGCTAATACCCTCACGCTGACTATCGCTGGCGTAGCACGAGTGCTAAACCGCGTTAATCAGGACAGCTACGGGTCGGAGTATTCGTACACCGACGCAACGCAGTCCATCGTGATGAAGATCCGACACAGCCAGGACAATCCTGACGGTGACGGTATCAACATGAAAAGGCACAATCTGTTCGTGGAATGGATTGTTTTCGCAACACCGACCGTGTTGATGAAGAAGTTTACCTCTACATCGACATTTCGGCATGGAAAGACGGACGACCCAGTATCTTGCGCGGACCTTCACAAGGCCGTTGCGGTTCTCTTGGCCGCTTCGTCGTCTCAGATGATTACCGACCTCACGGTTGGGATCAACTGATCCACTCCGATTGCGGGCGGTACTACCTGATAGGGTAGTACCCCTTTTCTGAGTGTATTTTGCAGCACGTAGATGCCAACCTCGTAAAGGAGCTGACATGAAAACCTACGAAGCCACGGCGTTCGCCATTATACGCGGCATCACTCGTGATGCCACCATACGATGGCCTAACCTTGGTGCCTCATTGGAGTTGGACTTGTCCTACCTCCATAAGGCTTTTGAAGCAAGGGGATTCGTCTTCTTGACGATTACCCTACCTACGGCCGCCAAAGCATTCCTGCAATGGTTGGACCGCGGGTGCATGGTCGTATCAGATTTACCGCAAGGTTATCCGATTACGAATAAGAGGCCCAGACTTTGGGGTTCTCTCATAGACATGCTCTTCGATGACCAAGGACGTCTGGTACAGGACGCAGATGCAGAAGTCGCGTATTTTCTGCTTCAGCTCTTGAGCTGTTGCAAGAATATTCGGCTAAACTGTCATCCCTCTAGAACGGAGGAAACTCTTGATGAGTTCTTCGCAATTGAGGCGCGTCTTCCTAAGTCTCACAAGGATACTTGGGACAGTGATGTCCCGAGGTGGGAAGATCGGCATGGGCACCCTCTCTGGGGTCTCCGAGTCGTGGAGAGCGAGCAAAACGAGCTCGCACTTCTTGACAACCGTCTCCCTCACGATCCTGATCTTAATTGGAGTGGCTTCAGGCAGTTCTGTCTGCATGTCACTCGAAGGTGGATCGGGTTCTATCCTGAATGGAACTTACGTCCCAGACATGGTCCCGGAGCTGTCGCGGAAAGGCTTAGAGAGGGAGTCAAGTACGATTTCCCAAACTGGCCATCCAAGTTGGAGAGTGTGTTCCCTTATGACTGGTACGGTTCTGGGCTTCTAGCCCATGAACTTCGGCCAGACCAGAAGGAACTTCCCTCCCGACTCATTTCAGTGCCTAAAACCCAGAAGGGTCCACGGCTAATCTGTAGTGAGCCGACTAGTCATCAGTGGATGCAGCAAGCACTCGCTGATTGGCTAGAAACGCGGATTCGATACTCCCCGCTTGCGAGGAGTGTAGACTTCCACGACCAGGGACGCTCGCGAGAGCGTGCCCAAAGCTCGTCCATAGATGCATCGCTGTGCACAATTGATTTGAGCTCAGCGAGCGACAGGATATCGACGCGGCTAGTCGAGTACTGCTTCCAGGGGAGTAATCTCCTGGATGCGATGCACGCGTGCCGTACTAGGTTCCTGACACAGGACTTAACGAGTAACCACCCTGGAAAGGTGGTCATCCGCAAGTTCTCAACTATGGGGTCGGCATTGACGTTCCCGATACAGAGCATAGTATTCCTCATACTCTCAGCTTGGGGTGTAACCCTGACTGAGAGGGCAGAGGGACGCGAAATCTCCGTAGAGGACGCATTGTCACGGGTCACGGTGTACGGCGACGATATCATTGCGCCGAATGCCGCATATCCCGCTATCAAACGAGTTCTTCACTCGTGTGGTCTTAAGGTAAACGATGCTAAAACGTTCACGGGTTCCTATTTCCGTGAGAGTTGCGGCATGTACGCTTTCAAGGGTGTAGACATTACCCCGGCGTACTACCTAGAGGCTTATGATGGTTCCCCCGACTCTCTGACGGCTACCGTCGAGTGCAGCAACAACTTCCACAAGAAAGGATGTTGGACCGCTGCGTCGATAGTGGCTGACCAGATTCCCGAACAGGAGCGTAAAAAGCTACCTGTCATCGGCCTGAAGAAGGTCGATGGGGAGTTGGTCGGAGTTGGTGGCCTGGGCCTAGTTAGCTTCTGTGGACCTGGCATTCACCTCTTGCGAAAGAGGTGGTGCAAGGAACTGCAGGCAGCTTACCAAATCGTGCTTACCGTGGTGTCTAAGTCACGGATCACGAAAGGCACAGGTGAGTCGAGTCTAACTCAGTTCTTCACTGAGAAACCGGACCCCCGACATATCTGGGAGTCTGGGGCTGAACCCCCACGCAAGTGGGAGTCTGGCCGGACATCGAGCGTGAGCCTTAGGAAACGGCTCACGCGGAGCTACCTTCACCAAAGGTAGATGGAGG